AAATAAGTGGTCCAATGGAAGCTATTATCCCGGCCACTATTACAATTATCATCTGCATTCTGGGTGTAAGGTTATTAAACCATGCGAGCATATCCGCAGCAAACTGCGTTATTTTTGCAACAAACGGTTCAAGCCTTGCCCCTAATTTTGACAGCTGTTCATTTAAATCAAACTGCGCATTTGAATTATCGATAAGACTCTGATTGTTTTCACGGTATGCCTGATTAACTTCAGCTAGACCGCTTTCAGCAAGAGTTTTCATCACTAATTCCTGCTTTTGAGCCTGCGTTTTACATTTAGCCAGTTTCTCAGAAAATTTATCAGCGCCTATACCAAGACGATCTAAAAGTTCGCCAAACTGTCCAGTTGCTGCACCTGTAGCCAGAGTCTCCTGAAGAGAATCAGACAATGATTCAATCTTAAGCGTATCAGGGAACTGAATAACTGCACCGCTCAGGCTGTTAACAACATCAGCAAGATTATTATCAGTAAATCCTGCTTTTAACAGATTCGAAAGACCTTCTATGTTTGAATCACTCTCACCGGTAATAGCATTTAAATCTTTTAAGGCCTGTTTTGTAGCATCTAAACCGCCGCCAGCTTTATTGGAGTTTACTTCAAGTTTAGCAAGATCCTCACGATATTCTTTAGTTGCCTGAGTACTTGCCAGAGCAGCGGCTCCGGCTGCAAGTATCGGAGTAGTTACCTTATCTTTTAATCCATCTCCAAGGTCTTTGGCACTTTTGGCAGTCTCTTCGATTTCACTTTTCAGTTTTGAAAGCGATACACTGTCAACTTTTTTAAGAGATTCTTCTGTATCCTTAATGTAACTGTTACACTGGACTATCTTGCTTTCTGCATCTACTATCTTCTTTTTTAAAGATATCCATTTATCCGAACCTATCTCACTTTCATCCATCTGAGAAAGCTCATCATTATATTTCTTAACCAGAGACTGGTTCAGTTTTACCTGCTGCTGAAGAGAGCCGAGACGCTG